TAACATATCGTTGATTAAACTATATCCATTACTATGAAGTCCACTACTCTCTATACCAATAATCTTATCACCTTCCTTAATTAACTTACCATCTATAATTTCATTCTCTTCTACAATACCTGTACAAAAACCAGCAAGATCAATATCAGCAGAAAAACGACCATGTTCGGCAGTTTCTCCACCTATCAATTCTATTCCTGCCATCTGGCATCCCTTCATAACGCCAAACATTATCTCATCTAATCTATCATCAAGTTTTTTAACAGAAATATAATCTAAAAAATATAAGGGTTTAGCACCACAAGTAATAATATCATTGACACACATAGCAACAAGATCAATACCTATGGTTGTATAATCATTAGCAACCCTTGCAATATTAATTTTAGTTCCTACACCATCAGTTCCAGAAACTAATACAGGTTTCTCATATCCTGATGGCATACTAAACATACCACCAAATCCACCAATGAATGGTAACTTTTCTTTTAGTCTCTCAACAAAAGCATTACCTGCTTCTATATCAACACCCGAATCTTTATAGTTCATAATAGATCATTATCATAAATTATTTGAATACGTTTTGCACTCTGACCCTTGGTATTAATAAAATTTTGATGTAGATAGTCACCACCCAACTTCTTTGCTAGATATTCAATCTCATCAAGAATCTCTTTCTTCACATCATCAGATAAATTTGTCATTATAGTTGAAATTCATCCCATGCTTTTTGTGCTTCTTTACTTCTTTTCTTCTTCCTTTTCTTAGTTGGTTTTTTTCTTGTATCCCACTGATAAAAAGCGAACATACAAATTGAAGTCCAGAAGAAAATTGTCCACCAAAAATTACTCATTTAAAATGGTGAGACTGGAGCAGCTGGAGCAGCAGCTTGTTGTGGTACTTCAGAAGGATTAATTTGTGGAGATAAATCAGTAGCACCAGTAGGAAGAGATCCACCTAGTCCTCCTCCACCAAGTCCACCTAGAACCGCATCTTGAACCTGTGATTTAACGTTGTCTATGATTGCATCCCTTTGTATGTAAACAAAAGCACCAGTCCCAACAACGGCAAGAGATACAGCAGCAGACGCAACAGCAAGTACATTTACTATTTTTTGCATTTTGGATAACCTAATTCTATGTATTGTCATGCTTCCCATTATAATATGCTTTGTAATAATTGGCAAGTCCTGATGTGGTTGACTGTTTACTAGACCACTCATGAGCACATTCATAGA